TGGGTAGAAGAACCAGATCTCGTTGTAGCGAGGGACCTTGGTTGCCCACACCTTTTGACGCGCGCCAAAGTTAATGTTGTCAAACAGGTAGTTTACGTTCTTATCGTTTGGCAGTACTTTAACCGAACCGTTGTACAAATAGAAACGGTCAACACCCATCCAAAAATACACGCCGTCCATCTCAACAACTGAGCTAGAAGACATGATAGAGATCTGACCCGCCACAATGTCGTAGCGCCAGTAGTAGGGTGTTGTTGCGGTAAATGACGCGCGCACCAGTGAGTCTGTGGCCCAGAAGAGGCCAGAGGGAGACGCGGTACCGCCGCGCACTGGGAAGCCCTTAACGATCTTACCCGCGGCCACGTTCACGTCGTTGGCCAGTGTGCCGTTCCAGTCGTTGAAAGTTTGGACTGACGCAGAGCCTGAAGTGAACGACACGTTGTTGTTGCGCAGGCCACCGTAGTTGCTGTACACAAAAATGAACGGGTGTAACACCACAACGCCACCACTGGCGTCTATGGGTAAAAACGTGGGTGTGGTACCACCAGAGTCCACAACTTGGGTAAGCACGTACCTGCCGGTTGTGGGGTCTGGTAAGAAGTCACCCGCGTACAGCGAGGTCAAAACGTCAGAGTCAATGTTTGCTAGGTTGCGCCCGGGGTGTGCAAGTAGTTTAGAATTGCCTTGACCAGAGGAGTCAAACGCCACGTCAAACTGCCACAGGTACTGTGCGTTGGACGCGATGCCGTTGTTGAGGTATATCTCAAACGGCGCTGTAGCAGACAGTCCGGTGGATGAAGACACCACAACGGTTGTTCTGTTGGTGCCTGAGTTGTATGTTGGGACCGCGCTGACCGTGTAGTTGGTGCGCACACCAGACGTGTTGTACGCCCAAAAAACGGTTGTGTTTGCAAGCGTTGTTACCTGATTGCCAAACACTGTCAGTGTGTTGGTGCCAAGGTTGATTGCTGTGACAACGTAGGTGCTGTTAAATTCAACAGGAAAAGGACCTACACCCACACCTTGGTCGGTGCCGGTGTTAAAGACCTCAATGCCTTTGTAGTTGCCGGCGTAAATGTAGTTAACGCCATTTTGTGTGTTGGTGATTAGCCCGCGTGGAACGCCGGTTGGGGAGGCAAACATTTGACGGTAGCCACCAATCTTCTTGGCCTTGCCGCGCTGAAAGCGCGTCCACATACCGTCACCAAACTCGTCGGCCTCAAACCGTGTGCCGTCCCGCTTGATGCCGGGCTTGACAAACAGCGTAAATATTTTAGACGGCTCTTGACCTGCCGCCATTAGAACGCCCCGCCAGAAATTAAATCTGCCTGAACACGCCCCACAAAGGTTGTGAGAAAGTTACCCGAGCCGCCGGTGCCGTCCATGGTCACAATGTTGGTTGCACCCACAGAAAACCCAAGCTGTGAGTTGTTGGGTGAGTACATGCCGGACACTGGGTCCAATGCAAAAGTAAACGCGGGTGCCGCCGCGGTTCCACGGTTAACAACCAACTGCCCAATGTTGGACTGAATCAACGGGTAGATGTTGGTGCCGTCACTGAGCACAATGGCCTGTGAGTTATTGGTCAGACTAAAAGGGGTTTGTAAGCTTCCTTGTACTTGGAAGTTAATGTTGTACCCACTTTGGTTTGTGTCGTTGAGCAGGTAGTACACCTGCGTCACGGCAGGCAACTGAACCAACAAACTGGTTGTGCGTGAACCACTGAGTGCCGTGAAGCGCTGAATCAACGGCGTGGTGGTAATCAAGCTCAGTGTTGCGCCGGCAATTGTGTCCACGTCGTACGTGGCAGACGAGAACGTCAAACTGTTAGGGCGGCCACGGCCCACGGTAAAGAAGTCCTGCTTCGCAGGGTCTCTGTTTACGCAGACAAAGCAAGAGTCTCCAAGCGGAAGCGTGATTGTAGACAGGCTGTCAATGGTTGAGCCAACAGCGTTTGTTGCTATTGTGAGCGCGCCGGTGCCGTTGTTGCGCACCAGAATAAACCAACCCTCTGACAGGGTAGACACCGCGGGCAGGGTCCACGTGCCGGCGCCGCCGGTCCACACAAGACAAGAGCCGCGCGAGGCCGCGTTGATTGTTGGGACCGTGACGTACTCGTTGGTGATGAACGCAGACTCTAGTTTGCCTAAAAGAGCCACGGTGCTGGTTCCAGCGAGCGAGGCGGCGTCTGCTATCGACGTGCCTGTTCCAAAAGCTATAACAGCCCACACGCCCGCCTGCGTGGTGTTGCTTGTGATGTAGGTGTACTGGGCCGTGCCGGCGGCCACAGTGAATGAACCTGTGCCACCAAAACGTTGTACTGTGAACGTGTTGGCGCCGGTGTTGCGGATCAGAATGTCCTGACCAACAGAGCCCTGTGTGGCGTCGGGCAGGACCAAAATAGACCCCGCCGTGGCTTGAATGTCCATGATGCGCGCGGCAACCTGTTGGCCGGCGTTAACGTACTGTGGCCAGTAAAGTTGGAGCGTGCCAGTCAGCGCAACACCGGCGTAGCTGACGTCGGTCGGCTGGATTACGTTGCCGGTAAAGGGCGAGGTGTATGTAGGCATTAAGGTTCCTGTCTTGTGGCGTTGCGGTCAACCATACGGCGTTGGTCTTCACCCTTGAGCGCGGCAATCGCGGCGTCGTAGTACCCTTTCCATACGGCCAGTTTATCCGTGTTTTTAAGGTAGCCTTGGGTCTGCAAGAGTGTGCCAAACAGCAAGGCCTGTGGGGCCTCTCTGGTTAGTAGGTTTTCTTGGTTTTCAATATCTAGCGGCTGAATGCGGCTGTAGTAAATTATTTCAACGGTGTAGGCGCTGTTGGGTATTGGTGCCAAAGCCCAGTGGTCATAATCATAGTCACCGTAGTACAAGGGTTGTCCGGGGCTTGACTCGGTTTGAAACTGCGTGACGTAGTCCATGGACCTGTTCAAGATTGGTTGCCCGTTAATCTTCATGCTGATCGTTTTGCGCCAACGAACTGGTTTTTCCAGAACGGGGTTGTTTACAATTAACGTGGTGTTGACCACGTTTAACTGCATTAGGGTTTTGATCTCCGCGGCAATACTCTGCTCAGTGAGCATAATAAGGCGCGGGATCTGTTCCACAAACGACGCGTCGTTACGCTCGCAGTATCTTTTGACATCCTCCACGAGGCTGTCATACGTCATCGTTTGTGCGGACATCTATTTACTCTTTCTCGGGTTCTGCTTCCAAAGAGTCTTTCAACATTTTGAAAAACGCATCTCTGCCTACTTGCAACTGATCGACATTGAAACGTGCTGAGTCCAACTTACGATCCAAGTCGGCAACGTGGTTAAGCAACATCTGCTGTTGCTGTGTCATGTCTTCAAACTTGTACTCTACGCCGTCAATAGTCACGGGGGTCTTTTTTTCGTTTCCCATGTTATTTCCTTTTAAAGTGCCACCAAGATCGGGTGGTGGCTTCCCGTTTAACCGCAATAAATCACGCAAGGCACTGTGTAAGAACCATCTTCATAACTGTCAATTATGACATTTGATGTGACTTTACAAACAGTGCTACTGCGTATGATGTCATCCGCTTGAACTTTGCCGCAACCATCGCCGTTTGACTCAATCAAGTCACCGCGCTGTACAGCCACACCAGCCGCAATGCGAACAGGGAATGCACCCACAGCGGATATGTTGGCATCTCCTACATCATCCCAACACTGAAACACGCCATAAACGGTCTTATCACCAACAGTGTCGCTAATCTTAAACATTGGTAAACGCTCATTACCATCATCAGCGACAGTCTTGGTAATACCGTCATCTTCAACTGTTGCGCCTAAAGGTAAATCGCCAAGGTACGGTGTTGAGTGCTTGGTAGTGGCAGTACCTGCGGGTACGCCTTCACTCTCTGGAATGTCTTGAGTCGTTTCCCACACCAAAGACTTCCAAACGCACAACTCATCCAGCGAAGAAACAATTGTTCCGCGCAAGATGTCAGGGTTGTAGCCACGACCTTGTTGAAGTTGCGACCAGTGAGCGCCGCAGAAAGAGTTATACGAGACCGTGGAACCTGAAACAGAGATGCTACCTTGCGATGTACCCTGTCTTTGGAAGTCAATTAAAGTGCCATCTCCATAAACTTGATTAAAAAATCCAACAGTGCCACCACCCGAATAAATTTTAAACAAATTACCGGCGATGTTTGCATAACCGCCATACGCGGTAATAAGTCCACCGCCAGTAGGTGAGCCACCTGCTGGATTTGTGTGTTGGGCATAAATTACGGCTGTATTACTATTCGCATTGTCCAAGTTTGCTAAAACATGAAGCGAATAGGTTCCAGAAGTTCCGCCGTTACCTGATTGACCATTGATGTATGCGACAACCGTACCATTTGAATTGTCTTCAACATGAAGCCTGCTGGCACCCGATGGAGTCTTAGTTCCAATACCCATCCGCATGTTTACAAATGTCATTACCTGCGTCCAGCCAGCGGGATTGCTGTAATTGTTACCCCAAACTAATCCGCGATACGGTGAAGAATAGTAATTTTCTAACGAGTAGTAGTAAGGGCCAGTTGTCTCGTTGAACCATCTAATAGAATCAGTCGAGTTGTTAACATTTCTAAAGAAATCAAGGTGATTCGTGGAAGTCGGATCAAACGTCACGTTTGTCGAATTCGCACTCATCATTGATGGCGCGGCGGCAAACGATCCAGCGTTGTTGTACTGGAATTGACCAGTAGAACCAGCGGGGCTTCCACCACCACCACTTACTGTTGTCCATGTTGGAGCCGCACCAGAACCGCCAGAGGTCAGCACCTGACCTGCTGTGCCGTAGGATGGGGTTGAGCCAATACCTAAAGCGCCATCGCCAGAAATACGGAAACGCTCCGTTGCGCTTCCTGCATTTGAAGTTGTGTAAAACGCTATTGCCGTGTTATTGTTACTGAGAATTTGATTAACAAACCTCATACCCGCGTAAATAGTCGCGCTGTTGGGTCCAAACAAATAACCGCCGTTTGTAACAGGGCTTGCTGAACTTCCGTTAGCAGTTTGGAATTGGTATACCTGACCATTAACGACTAATTTATCGCTATTGGCATTGCTTGTAGTCCCCACCAGCAAGTTACCGCTAGTATCAAATCGACCACGTTCTGAGCCGTTAGTCAGAAACGCAAATGGATAATTGTTGTTCGTGCCTATGCCGCCTGCACCAGATATTGCTTGTGACCACATCACAGATTGAATGCCCGAGGCATCAGCGGCCTGAATCGAGCCATAAACATCAAGTTTTCTTGCTGGCGAACTTGTACCAATACCCAACCCTGTTGAGGTGAGGCGCATACCTTCTGTGCCTGCCGCAGTCCAAATAAAACTTCGTGCAGTTGCCCCTGCGCTATCTGAGGAGTCAAAAGTAACGCCTGTGTTTTCTGTAATGGTTGTGCTGAACTCAGTTCCTGCACCTACTGTGGTTTGCCGAATACGCATAGCCACAGCCGCATTAGTGCCATCAATGTCAAGCAAGCCACCAGAAGCCAATAAAAGGTCAGTCCCATCAAAAGTAAGCGCAGAGCCAGTAGCCAATGCACTAGAACTAGATGCGTAAACCACACCGCCTGATGTGAATGATGTTAAGCCTGTGCCACCGTTGGTGGTAGCAAGAGTACCAGCAAGAGTGATTGCACCAGCGGTTGCGCTAGATGGTGTAAAACCAGTTGTACCCGCAGAAAATGTAAGCACTGGTGCAGAGGTTGCGTTTGATGCCAACAACCTAACTGTTCCACCGTTGTCTTTGTAGTACAGCTTGCCGTCAGTAATGTTGATAGCCAACTCACCTGACGCAAGGTTTGTGTTAACAGGCACAGCCGCCGCTGTGGTGCTGTAGTAGAGGGAAATTGGTGTGTAACCTGCTTGAGCCATTTGAATGGTTCCTTATCGAGTGTAATAACTTACGTTGGGGCGGAAATAGATG